GTTTTTGTTTAAGAAAAGTTTATAAAATTGCCGGGAGGAGGAGATTCGGACTCTCGATTGAATGTTAAGTCCAATAGCAGCTTCGGAGGCTGTCGGTTTAAACCACTCACCCACCTCCCCTTACAATTATTATTAATATAAACAAAAAATATCACATAATCAACTATCTCTCAATTAAAAATACCCCAAGACCATTCCAAAAATCCTTTGAGTCTTCACCAGATGTGATTAACTCCTTGTAATATGTTATCATTAAATTATTATCTTCAATGAATTTATCGAAAGCACCACTGTTCCAATTCCAATCATCCATAATGACTATGGTTTCTTTAGAAAAAATTGGTAACATGTTTGTTAATGCAACATATTGATCATGATATTTTGTTTCGCCATCATAAAAAATAATATCAACATATGGTAGTGTTTTAAAATCAAATGTTTGGTAATCAGTTTTATATACTGATATGTTATTCACATTACCAAATCGTTTTACATTATGCAAAAATTCTTCTTGTGGTAAAATATCAATATTGTGTTTGTAGTAGTTACCTAACTTCTGACTAACACCTTTTGGTGTTAAATTGGGTGACATAAAATTATCAATTGCAATTGATTTAATATCATTACCATATATCGCAGAACAAAATGTGGCACCCCTGAACACACCAACCTCAAGATAAGTTGCGTTATCCAGACTACATATGTTATTAAGAAATGATCTCACTTTATTACTTGTAATCCCATGAATATCTAAAATGTCTTGTGTTAATTTAGATACCTCTAGTTTACCCCATTCAATTGAATCCTCAATATGTTTAACTAAGTCCATATGATTTCTTTTTGTGGTCAGCAACTACATCACAATAGTTACAATCCCAACATTGAAATTTACATTTCTTTATTTTATTTCTCCAACCTTTTAATTCTTCATGTGGAATACCATCAAGATAAAGATTCGATGTTTCAGATAAAATTTCATTACCTGCAACATATGAATCCACAATCTCTATTGTTTCATTTAAACGATTAAAGCTATCTCTACCATGCATTTTAAAGACATCGATATATTCTAGCAATTCGTCAAACTCTTCTTTAAATGGTGGTATTGTAGCAGCTTTAAAAAAGAATGCGTTGATTTCTTTTTCCCATTTGTATTCACATGTTACTTTAGATATCTCATGATGAAAATATGGTAGCTCATTAGGTTGTCTAAGGTTATTATATGAATAGTGTTCATCCATTACTGGGCATCTACCTAAACAACCCTCGTTAACCAAGAGTGATAGTTTAACATACCTACCCTTCTCTTCGTAATATCTTAATTGGGCACGCTTAATGTTTTTAAGCTCCTCAATATCTCTCATTAAAATTCTATCGAGATTAATATAATCAAATCCCTGATCAGCATTGTACCAAAAGTCCTGACCGGTTGCAACTTTTCTTAATATGGTATTTTTAATTTCCATCTCTGGAAAATGTTTCTTCAATCCCATTGCAACCCAATGACCATGAGGAATAGTTATACACCTTAATCCCTTTTCATATAATGGTTTTAAATTATCAACAAACAATTTATAGTTCTCATATTTTGGAGAAACATTAATATTATTGAACGTTGCACTAATTCTAATACCTAAAGCCTTTTGTATAATCATTGCGTTTTCAAACACAATGTCTCTATCCTCTTCTCTAAAGATAGCACCCATCGCATCTTGTGTGAAAGGTGGTATTCTACAGGTAAAATAAATGTCATAGATTGATTCCTTGTTCCTTTCCAGGAATGGGTAGAACTCTTTCAAGAACACTTCTTCCGATAGCATCGGATTAAACGGTATTGAAAATATTTTATTTGTCATTTGGTTCCCTCTAAACAACCACCACAAATTCCATTACATTCTGTCTTGTAAAAAACACAATCTAAACATCCTTGTGGTATTGAATAATTTTTATGGTTTTCTATATAAAGTTTATCGAACTCTTCTCTAAGACCTAATATACCATTTTCTCCCGATATTTCCAAAACATTACTGATCTTTACTTTATCTTCTAATGGATAACAATGAATAGAACTACCATCTGGAAATATGTCTAATGGCATAAATCCACAAATTGTTTCATATTCAGGTATTTTAAACGTTGCAAAGTTTAATGAGTTTTCCATCACAGCCCCTTTTGTTTTACCCTCCCAAAGACATGGTGGAACTTGACAGTCTGAAGTTATTTTAATCTCATTATAACGCCCAAATTTAAGTATTTTGGTCATCTCAACGCCCATTTCTTTATTGTTGATCAGATAGGTACCAGTAAGGTCTAAACCTAGTCTTATGGCGTTTATATTACCATCTAACTCGTGGTATAACCATTTGATATATTCATAAAAATTTCTATCTTTCCAATCACTTGACATTGTTAGTGCCAAATATAATCTTGGGTGGTTATCGAATCCCCATGTGTTAGCATAAGCCTTATAGATTTCTAAATAGTTCTTTTTAAAAACAACCATTCGGTTTTTCTCATTGAGTTCCGCGGCATTAGGGAAGGCCCATCTAATGTTTTTAATATTATCTATAATATAATCTCTGGTTGTTTTACCAAAAAGAAAATTACTAACAAGATTTACTTTATAACCCCTGGAAAAGATATGATCCATTATTCCAATAAAATTAGAATGCTGTGTTGGTTCACCTCCAAGTATAGTGATTTCTTCGTTATTATTGTTTAGACGATAATGGTCGATAATTTTATCGACCATTTCTATATCCATTTCTCCGAGCGTGTGTTTTAGTCTTGCGTCTTCTTTTGTGAAACAAAATGAACAACCTTTTGCACACGTCCCGTTAATAGCTAAATTCATTAAAAATCCATTTTCAATGTGAGAGGTGTTGTTGGAATATTTTCATCTTCCCTTTGTTGTTTGCTCAATGCAACACCAAATTTTTCGTGCTTAAGTCTGTGGCAATCTGCGATGTTTACACACGCCTTAATTCTTTCTTCTAATAGTTGTTGCTCTAATAATAGATTTGCTAATTTAACATTATATGCTGTAACATTGTTAATTATCTTTTGTACAAATAATGTTTTATCTATATTTCTACCCGCACATAATATATCAATAATTGGGGTTTGATAATCTTGGTCAGCCATCCAACCAAACGCTTCTCTTTTTTGTTCTTCCCAAGTATCTTTTTCTAAGATGGAAGCATCAACCATCAGTTCTTTATATCTTTCAGAAAACCTGTCAGCAACAACTTTTTTCATTACCGCTTTATTAAATAATACCCCAGCCAGTTTGTCATCATCGCTAAGAAAATGTTTTACTTTTTCCGCTTCTACTTCGCTAGATTCCGCTAGCTGAGGAATCTCATCCATGATATTTGAATTTGTTCTAATACTAATATAATCTTTATATATGTCAGCAAAAACAAATCCTTTGGCTACATTTTCTGGAATGATTGTAGCACCAAGCTTATTTAATTCAACTCTCATGTCGTTGTACTCATCGGCTATTCTACCATAATTGTAATTTAAATACATTCCAACCACTTGTATATAACCTGGGGCATCTCCTTGTACTTTAAAAAGAATATGTGTCATTATAATAATTTTTCTGTTTCTGTTTTATTTGGTTCACTTAATCTTAACTGATTTTTTAATGACTCTTCAATTGTAAAATTGTTTGTTGTTGCTTCTGTCATTAATTGATTTATATTTTTATCGGTTGAGATAGTGTATGCAGATGCTAATGCTAGCACTTGTTTTTGTTGTTCTGGGTCCATCATAAGAATCGAATCTAAATTACCAGTACCAATTCTACCATATGAAATCATATCTAGCATAGCTTGCTTTGCCATACGAACGGTCCAGTATTCATGTTCATATTTTTCTTCTAATTCGGGATTTCCAAATACATCAATTAATTTCGTTCCGTTAGGTAAAATCGCCTGATCAGATTCCAAGAATTCTTTTATCAAATCAATAAACCCTTGTCTTTCTCTATATGCATCTTTAAGATTTCTATTAAACTTTCTTAAATCAATCATTTTATCAGCAATGGTTATATTAACCATTTCCTTTCTTTTGGAGTCAGTTATGAATTCTTTACTTTCCTCATCCATTTGGATTTCAAGTTCCATCTTTCTAACAGTATACTCCAAATGTTCTACCGCATCTTCTCTACCCCTTAGTTCTAATAACCACTGTTTTAACCTCGCGTAAGGTGTGATTTGCGCTCCACCCACAAAGTTATATGCTTTATATTTTGGTAATGCAAAAGACATGCTTTCAGAAATTTGCATTAGTTTTTCATCAAATGGGTTATTGATAAAATTAGATCTATCATATTTGTAACCTTGTTCCATAATTAATTTGTTTTCATCTAATATACTTAAAAATATTCATAAAGTCAAATGTTATCTCCAACCACAATGTCCAGATGATGTCCCAGCGTTAACCCGTGGTGCTAATCCCGTAATGGCATTTGAACCTGTGTCGGTTGCATAAACCATTATCCAAGACGTATTGTTTTGTCCTGTCCCATCATAATTTCCTAACATATATTGCCAGTCTTGTCCTAATGCGAAGTTTTCTTCACCACAGTTGGCATGTGGCTTTGCAACATTACCAAGATTCGTATCTGTAGAATTACTCCATCTTCTTAAGTTGTAACCACCATTATATGACCCCTCGTTACCACAATAGCCTTTCCCAACTTTAGATGGTATACCTTTTTGTTGTGCGTGTGCTCCCCATTGTGTTGATGAACTTGGGGTTTCATTAGAGAAATTAAATTTTATACCTGCAGATGTTGTCCACGCATATCCAAAACTTTCATCATAAAATGCTCCGGCACCATCGTTACCACTTATTGACGTTACACCAAATCCACTTACATAACTTTCGTTAGATAGATTAAATTTTTCAATTGTTGTCGATCCACCTGAAATTAGATAGGCGAACTCCGTTTCTTTTTGCATAGTAGCAACGTCACTTCTAGCAATACCTGTGTTAAATTTAGCTTGATGAGCATAGTTTGTATCGTTAAACAAATTAATTGCGGATGTTCTAGTTCCATGAATATTATCCGGACCTTTCCATGCCCCATCATCATTTACTGACCAAATAAATAATATTGTTTTATTACACGCCCCCGATGTATACGATGCAGGATAATCTAATAATTCTCCAACATGTGTTGTTTGATTTGTTGAGTTTGTTGTTTTATGTACGTTTCTCCATGGTGAGGAGTCTTTATAACCACCGGCTAAGTACGAATATGATAAAACTTGTCTATATTTAAATGCTATTGGAATGGTTTCTTGTGCTGCAATTCTTTCCCATCCGTTATCAATATTTGATACTCCGGTATATAACATTAAAAAACTACCACTAGTAGATTCTTCCAAATATAAAGAACCTGATAATGGTGAACCAATTCTATTTGCTCTGGTTCCTCTAGGTGGTCTATTAACCACTCGGTCTGATGTTAAACTTCCACTAATTTCTAAATTCTCGTATATCATATCTTAATTAGTTTTATCCTCTCCATCCACAATGACCAGATGATGTTCCAGCATTAACCGCGGGGTTTAATCCACTTACACTGGTTGTTCCTGTATCTGTTGCATAGAAGAATTTCCAACTTGTATTATTTTGTAGTCCATCGTAGTTTCCTAACATATACTGATGATCTTGACCCATGGTAAAGTTTTCTTCTCCACAGTTTCCATGTGGTTTAGCGACGTTACCAATATTTGTATCATTAGCATTACTCCATCTTCTTAAGTTGTAACCACCATTATATGAACCTTCGTTTCCAGCATAACCCTTTCCAACTTTTGAACTAATTCCTTTTTGTTGTGAATGTGCACCCCACATTCCACTTGTTGTAATTGTTTCCGTTGCAAAACTCATTTTAATACCTGCAGCTGAGGTCCAACCATATCCAAAGTTTTCATCAGAAAATGCTGAACCACCATCACTACCATCAATTGTTGTTAAATGAAAACCAGTTGCTATTGTTTCCGTACTTAAATCAAATCTTTCAACGACAGTGCTACCACCGGTAAACATATATGCCATTTCTGTTTCTTTATGCATGGTTCCTAAGTCACTTCTAGCATTGGTAATATTGAATTTTTGATTATGTGTATATTTTGTGTCATTCGCCATATTAATTGCTGAGGTTCTAACGCTATCTACGGTACTCGGTCCTTTAAATGTATTATCAGTATTAACCGACCAAACAAAAAAGATATATTTGCTACAAGCACCCGATGTATATGATGCTGGATGATCTAACAATTCTCCAATGTGTGTTGTTTGATCTGTAGAGTTAATTGTTTTGTGAACATTTTTCCAAGGAGATGAATCTTTGTATCCGCCAGCTAAATAAGAAACACTAATTATCTGTCTAAATTTAAAACCAACATTGGCGTTTACTTGAGAAGATACCCTAACCCATCCACTATCACTATTACTTAAACCAACATAAACCATTAAAAAACTACCACTAGTTGCCTGCTCTAAATATAAAGAACCAGTTTGTGGACTGCTAGGTCTATTTGCCCGCGTGCCTACTGGTGATTTTATCACACCTTGTGCTTTTAGGGACCCACTAATTTCAATATCTTCGTGTAGCATATCTTATAAATATAAATTTTATGTTCTCCAACCGCAATGACCCGATGATGTTCCATCATTTACTCCTGGCACCAAACCACTAGGGTTTACTGTACCAGTATCCGTAGTGTAACCAAATTTCCAACTAGTATTTACCTGTGCACCGTCATAACAACCTAACATATATTGATGATCTTGTCCCATTGTAAAGTTTTCTTCTCCGCAGTTAGGGTGTGGCTTTGCTACATTGCCAATATTTGTTTCTGTGAAAACATTCCATCTTCTTAAATTATAACCTCCGTTATATGTTCCTTCATTTCCAGCATATCCTTTACCAACTTTTGAGCTAATTCCTTTTTGTTGTCCACTGGCTCCCCACTGCTGATTATTTGTGAATGTATCATTTGCAAAAAATAGTTTTGTGCCACTTTGTTGTGTCCATCCATAACCATAATTCTCATCTGAAAATCCCGATGCTCCAGATGGACCACTACCCGTGATTGATGATGTTGTTGTAATGTATGGTACACCTGCTTGGTAATAAACACTATACATTGTTTCGTTTGTTAAATTGAACTTCTCAACTGCAGCAACCCCAGCACCAAATATCCAAGCAAATTCTGTTTCTTGATGTAAAGTACCACAATCATCTCTCGCATTTGCCAAATCCCATTTTGATTGGTGTGCATATGATGTTTCATTTACCATATTAACACCACTAGTCCATGTTGAATGAATAGTACTATCTCCTTTAAATGTACCATCTGTGTTTGTTGACCATAGAAATAAAATACTTTTACTGCAAGCACCAGATGTATATGATGCTGGGTAATCTAATAGTTCACCTAGGTGAACCGTTTGGTCTGTTGAATTTGTTGTTCTATGAACATTCTTCCATGGTGATGCGGATTTATAACCACCAGCTAAGTATGAGTAATTAATAACCTGTCTATACTTAAATCCCGTTCTATCTGTATTTTGTGAACCGACTGGTTCCCAACCACCATCATAATTCGACGATGCTGTATATGTAACCACAAAGCTACCACTAGTAGATTCTTCCAAATATAATGACCCAATATCAGGACTAGATGGCCTATTTGCTCGTGGCCCTCTTGGTATAATATATTGTCCACTAACATTTAAGGACCCACTAACTTCTACATTTTCTCTTAACATAATCTAATATAATAATTTTATCCTGTAACTACAAGTCTTCCTGATCTAGCAGATGCAAATGTTACAATTACTTGTGTTGATGATACTCTTATATTAGAAGGGAAGAACATGTCTCCATTACTATCGAACACTTGAGCTGTTACGTTTGCAGTACCCAAGTTATGTGTAAATGTTAAAGTACTT